CTGCTGGAATTGGTCAGACAGGTCTTAAAAAGAAATTACAGGTTCGAACCCTGTGTTGTCACCAAAAAAAATTAATAAGGAAAATAGAAATGAAGTGGCAGAGAATGACGAATCGAAAGTACACTGAATTAAACATGGTGACATATCATTCAGGAAAATTCATAAATATAAACGACAATTATAGTTTTGGGTTATTACGAATAGACGAGATTTTACATATGGTTTTAATCGAAAAAGACGAACTTGAATATGAAAACAAATACAACGTTCTTGGATACTCAGGGACATTACCAATAATTGAAAAGATATGATCCAAGTCCTTTCCAACAGAAAACGATGCAGTAAATGTGGTTCAAGTAACTCACATTCATTCAGCCGTACTTTATTCCAAGGTTCAACCCAAATAATCAAATGTCTGGATTGTAACCATGAAAAGGTTGAATCTGTTACAACAACAACTTCGACTCAAAATACCCCAATAATGAATGTTATCAGTCAAATAATTGATACAGATAAAACATTTTAAAGAATGAACGACTTAACAGAATTAGAAAAAATTGTAAAAAAGTGGCAATCAACTGGTCTTTTAGAAGGTTTATCGATTTGGAAACAAATTAAACTGGCTCAATTATTGAATGAAGGTGCTAAATTATTGGTTGAACGTTCTACGACTAATTTCCATAATGAACTTCTGTCCGGAATAGTTTTACCTGCAATATCCCGGAAATTCAGACGGTTGGAAACTGATTTTTCGGTTGGTGAGTTAATAAATCAGATGGAACTATACCAACCTACTTTTGAAAATAAGTTATCCAAATTAAAAAAGCTGTTTCCGAATACTTGGCAAAAATATGAACGAGAACTTGAAACCGAATTTTTAGATGAATTGTTTGACGTGTAATAGTAAAAATACCGAAATAGTTTTTGAGCGATGGGAAGCAGGGCAATTCATAAGCAAGCGAAAAAAATTAGTTTGTTTTGACTGTAATCACATAGAGATACTTAAAGAAACCGCCGAACATAACGAAAAGTTGGTTTGGTTTGATAATGAAAAATAGTTTAACTAATCATTAACAATATAATACTATAAATTTATAGTGCTTTTAATTTTACTCTGATATTTATTAGTGATATGAAGAAGAAACAAACCCCGATCCAAATTGATTTAGATTTGCATAAAATCTTGAAAGTTCATTGTGCTGAACAAGGAATTAAAATAAACGAGTTGGTACAAAAACTTCTTCAAACTTATTTCACTAATATAGAAGAAGGAAAATTAAATGCCCAAGAAAAACATTCAGCCATGTAAAAATGAAGAATGTCAGAATATTGTAAAATATTCAACAACTGGCTTTTGTTATCAATGTTCATTGGCAGTTAGAAAATTACCTAATCGTAAACCAATAAGCAAAGTAAAATGTTCTACTGATAATTGTAATAATTTGGTATCAAGTAGAGCCAAAATTAAGTATTGTAGTAATTGTTATAAGCCTGAAATTAAAAAACCAGAAAAGAACATAACATACCTTTGTCCAAATCCATCAAATAATCCAGAATGTTTACGGGGTCGGGTAGTAAATAAATGGGCGTTTGTGCAATTAGTTAAAGAAAATAGTCTATGTAAAAAATGTGGTCACTTGGTTGGAGTTGTAACTCGTCAAACTAACGGTAGTTATGTAGTAACAGAAGAAACTAAGCAAAATATTTCAAATGGATTAAAAAAGTCCCACATCGAAACTGATTATGTAGTGTGGAACAGGGGGTTGTCTGCAAAAACGGACGAAAGAGTTGCAAAGATGGGTAAAAGTAGACCCGGCGAATTAAATCCAATGTTTGGAACCAGTTATAAAGAAATTTGGAAATCTGAATATTCAGATGAAGAATTTAATGATAAATTTAATTATAACGCTTATCTAAAATCATAATAATTTCCTTTTAGTTATGTGATTTGATTTATTTTAAAATGACTATCCGCATATTGTACCCCAACTCTCCCTTCCCGCAATTTTTTGCGTAAGTCGTTGATTTTTAATTAGTTACGATTTTTCCAACTTTCATCACATACTCTAAAATTCGATAGGCTTCTGGTTCTACCCCGTCAATGGGCTTTCCTTGGACAAATATATTTCCTAACTTGTCAAATTGTATATCGGCATTGATTGGTATTGTGTAGTCTTCCCAATCCGAACTCCAACGGTTAGCCTTGTAAACTATTAGGCTTCCGTAATTATCTTGTAACTTGTCAATCCCAATCAAAGCCCAAACACCAAGAAACTTTATCAATAGTTTCGTGTCGTTGTCCACCAATTTGCAAACGGCATCTGGTGACGCATCCAATTTATTAAACTCATCTAAAACTTGCTGTAAAATCACTTTGCCCTTTTCTTTGAATTGTTCAAATTGGGCTGCTTGCTGGCGAAGTTTTATGTTGTACATTTTGAAGAAGTTGAATGCTTTCTTAAAAAATCGTACTATTCGTTTCAATGTGGTTTCTCCTTGCATATAATTATCATTTCCGCTACAAAAATCTATTCTCGTAAATCTGCGGAAGCAGTTTTGCCTTCAATAAGTCGTGTGCTGCCTTCAATTCCTTGAACAAATCTTCTCCTATGTTTTCATTGCTCAAAGCGTTCCTGACCTGCCACCAACCAGCGTCCCAAGTTTCAATCTTGAATTTAGTGGTTCGCAGTTCGTTCAAATGCTCAAAATAGAGTTTCCAAATCTTCTTACCTATTGCCAAAACGGTTGCTGCTTCTTCTGAAAGGGTTTGTTGGGCAATCCATTTTGCTGCGAACCTTTCGTCTCCTGCCGTCAATGTGTTTTGGATGTCAGTATCAGTAATTTTCCAACCTTTTATCTCCGATTTTAGAAAGGGAAATAAGTGGTTGTCAATCTGGTATGTTTCCCCTTCATATTTCACGTCCTTCATTGCGGCTGTCTCATTGCTATTGCTGAATAAGTTCCAAATGGTGCAATCCACTATAAATTCCTTTGGCAGTTCATTTTTAGGCGACATAAATTGGTCACGGTCATTCAACCAATTTGCCTTTGGGATACGCCTGACAGCATGGACAACCATTGCTTGTTCAAAGTTGTCTGGTGTTACTGATAATGCCCCTGCACTAACATAAGGGGCTGACAGCAATGCCGTAGCGTTCTGGTTTACAAATTCATTTCCCTTGCACATCAAAGAACCTAAAAAGCCTTTTGCAATCCTGTCCCTACGGTCTTGGTTTTCAATTTTCACCTCAATTGCAGAACCTAATGGCGGGAATTTTATGCTTGCAGGTGGTCGGTCTATCCATTTGCTCATAAAATTGTCCCTGTGGTCTGACACGACTGATTTAATGCCTATCTTTTCTACCGATTCATTGAAAATGTCCAATAGTATTTCTTGACCTTCCAACATTTTCTCGCTTTTCAAATTCCAAATCAAAAACCCAACTGGAAACTGACTGCTTCTGGAAGTCCCTGAAAAGTTGACCGACGAAAACACAAAGCCACGTTCAAATTCGTACTGGAATATGTTGTCCCTAAATTTCTGGTCGTTGTTGGCATTTATGTACTTTATCTTTGAAAACAGCCCTAAATGTGCCGTTTTGCCTTTAAATTCGTACTTAATCCGAAACAGAAATTGGGCAAACAGTTCCCTTGAAACCTCTCCTAAATTCTGTTCGTGCATCACTTTCCGAACCTTTGTATCACTCACCCCTTCTTTACTGTCTCCATGACCTGTTCCTGCTTTTTGGGCAGTAGCAAATGGTGGATTTATCAGGATTATCCACTTGATTTTAGGGTTGGCAAGGTCGTTTCTCAATTTTTCGGGGAGTTTCCACGTCAAATCAAACGGCAATTGCCCTTCTATAAACAAGTTCCCAATATCATCATTCAAATAGTCATATTGAAACGTAGTGGCGTTTGGGAAAAGACGTTTGCAATGTTCCACATCTTCAACGTACAACGATGAAAGGTAGCAATAGGGCAAAGCATCGCTGTGCAAGTGATATTCTAAATTTCCCGTTCCGGCTGCCATGTCCCAAAGCCTGTATTCTCCCGTTTCCCACCATTCCTTTTGTATTGTAGTTTCAAGGTAGTCTAATGCTTTTTTGGCGAATTTTACTGGTGTAAAGAACTCACCGTGAAAACGCCGCATTGTTTCATCTGATAAGCGGTCAATCTTTGCCAATATGCCCCTAATCGTATCAATATCCGTAACCTTTTCGTATAAATTCCAGAAGTATTCGTAATCCTTCGCTAATATCTTTTTGGATTTTATGTCGCCATTACCAAAGTCAAAATAAACCTTCCCTTCTTCTTCCCGATAGAAAGACCTGCCATTCTGAATATCATAGAAGAAGTAACGGGACGTTTTTAGCCCGTTCCTTACATCATCTCCAAAGGTCTTGTTCCAATACTCAAATACATCTTCAAAGTTGTCCTCTGTGATTATTTTCTTGTCATTCAGCCCCAAACTCAATTGAGCATTTAACCCTTCTGCAAGTCTGGCTGAAAATACTTCATATTCATGTTCGTCTTGAACCTTGAATAGATGAAGGTTTCTTATGCTTTCAGTGGCAATTATGTCATTTACAAGGTTTGGGTCTGGAATACTTGGTGCTAAATCCCAATCATACTTTTCACTTGCATCTGTGTAAAACTCCTTCCAAATAGATGTTTCTGTCAGTATGGCTTCATTCTTATCTGCCAGACACAACATCGGAGGTATGGGCTTATCTGTAAATCCATATTTGAGACGGTGAACATAATAAAGCGTTTGAGCCAATATTGCAGCCTTTGTTTTCAGGCTTTCAAAGTTCTTATCAAACTTAAACTCAAAGAATACCTGCGGCGTATAAAGGTCGTGCCTATCGGCTGTATTATACGATATGCGGAAGTGTTTAGCATAACAGTTTTTAACGTCTTCTTCCGTGTGAGTTTTCCTTAATTCCGATACAAAACGGTTAAAGTCAACAGTATTTTTTGCCATATTTTGAACCTTTATTTTACGTTCGCCATTAACAAACATATTAACATTTTAAAATTTGTAAATCGCTAATTATTATGTACTTTTATACTATAATTAACGAAAACAGCAGTTATGAACATCTTGCAATTCATCTCAACTTTCCCTACCGAAGAAAAGTGCTTGGAACACTTCGCCGCTATGCGTTTGGAAAGAGGGATTAAATGTGAAAAGTGTGGTTGTGCAACGAAACACTACTGGTTGCAAGACCAAAAGCGTTTCAAGTGCAGCAAATGTAAAACCAAATCTTCTTACAAATCCGGCACTTTGATGGAAAACAGCAAATTGACCATCCAGCAATGGTTTATGATGCTCCATTTGATGACTTCAACCAAGAAAACCTTCTCTGCCCTTGAAATGCAGCGTCAGTTGGGTGTGAAACGCTACGAACCAGTTTGGTACGCCATGCACAAAATCCGCTCTACGATGGGCAAGCGTGACGAAAAATACAAACTCATGGGCGAGATTGAAATTGATGACGCTTTCTTTACCACCGTTGATTTAGACCGCGACAAAGAAGAAGAAATGAAGCGTGGACGTGGCTCACAAAAGAAAAGTCAAGTGATGGTAATGGTTGAAAGCGTTCCATGCGAACCAAACAAAAACAAACACAAACCTTCCCGTAAAATGGGCTACGTCAAAATGGTTGTCATGGACGACCTCACCAGCACAGGAATCAACTATGAAGTAAAGAAAGCAGTTGACAGCCAAACAAAGGTTCTTACAGACGGTTGGAGAGGCTACGCCAAACTTCCCGAAGTAGTCGCAGAACACCACCAAGAAACAGTACCAGCCGAACAAGCCCACAAAAAACTACCTTGGGTTCACACCAACATTGGAAACTCAAAACGAGTGCTTGACGGCTTCCATCACTCAATCGGAAAAGGATACCTTCAAAACTATCTGAATGAGTTTTGCTACAAGTTGAATCGCAGGAACTTTGAATCAGATATGTTCGACAGGATTATTACGGCGGGTGTAGATGATGTTTGGTACAAGAACAAAGCACAATACTACCGTTAAGGTTTACTTTTCAAAGAACTTAAATTCTTGCCTTCTCAAATTGAGAGGGCTTTTTTGTTTTTAAAGAAAAAGGATTACCTTTGCCCCCGAAAATGTCCTACATGATTTGTCTCATGGTGTTTCCTTGTGATTTAGGCCAAAAAACCTTAGTCTGAGGAAGTAACGAATTTGAGATGAAACATCAAGCAAGGAAAATAATGGCTCAATCGTTGCACCGATTGGGCCTTTTTCTTTTCCGGGTTAAGAAATTCCCCAATGGGGGTTTGGGCAACGAGCCGCCTTGAAGTGCTTATTGTTTACTAAACATGAGGAAAAATCATGGAAAGTACATTTTCAGAAAACGGAAAGTGTTACAGATGGATTTATGCCAAGTACATTGTAAAAAATGGAAAACGCATTTATCCTAAAAGAGCCAAGGCATTTAGGCTAAAAGTTGAAGTGCCTTGTGCATCTTGGAAGTAACAGTTTCTATCCGGGAACACAGGGGTGCAACCTTGTGTTCTTCGGTTTCAAGTAACTCTCGCCCAAACACCGCCAATTTTATTGGGGTACAATATGCGGATAGTCATTTATTTTAATATTTCCCGTAGCTTATCTATAAATATCGTTTCCGAATAAATTTCATTATAAGCCTTCGTCGCATACTCAGCAACATGATCGTAAAATAATGAATTATCTCGTAAATGCTTTGATACTTGTACCATTTTCACCATGTTTCCGGTAGGGACAGTTAATTCAGGAAATAGTAACCGTTGAGTGTCGGTTCCTTCTGAACTTAATTCATTATCATCGTTTCTGCCCCAACCTAAACAGGGAACCTTTAACCTTGCACATGCCAAACTGAAACTTCCAGCCGCAAATGTTCGCATCAAATTAACCCCATACTTCCGTTTGTTCAATTGCAAAAACCAATCTTGCCAACTCATGTATGGAAGATGGATTAACCCATCAATCAAGTCTTCACCTTGTTGCTTTCTTCCCATCGACGGCGCATATACTTGTTCGCCCAAAATTTGCCCTACAATGAACGAATCCATTCCGCCATACCAAGTGGTCATGTTACCAGAAATAAGCGATCCTGAACGAACCTCGTAAGGAATAGAGGGTATTGAATCCTCTATTAACAGGCTAGGAAGACAGTGAACTTCTTTTTCTGGAAAAATTCCTTTGAAATAAAGTCGATCCTGTTCGTTATGGGCAAAAATGAAGTCAAGTTCAGACAGAAAACTTAGGTAGGAAAGTTGGTTTTCAACCGAAAATTCTTGAAACATAGTCGACGGCCCTTCCTGCATCACAGCCCAACGTTCACAAAGGTTCCTATTCTCCCAAAAGAAATTAAACGCCTTTTCAGGGTTCTTTTTTGGAACAATTATAAACCCGATATCGTTGAATGAATCGGTGTTTGGGTAGTTAAACTGATAATGAATGGCGTTTAACCCGATTATCCAGTTCAAATCAAGTCTACCGCCTTGGGTACGTTGAAGTTTCCCGGAAAAATTATTCTCTGTAAAGAAAGCTATGTTCATTTATAATTTATTTGGTTTGCCATTAATTTCAATTCAAGAAACGCAAGACTTGATTTTGCTCTTACAAGCATATTCCAAATATTGTCTCCGTGTTGGTTTCTTTCTTCTTGCGTCATGTATTTGTTCATGTAATCTATTATATCTTTTTCTTGTTTGTCAAGGGCTTCTGTGAAGTGTAATCTAACCAAATCAATTATGTCTTCGTTCATTTGAATATTTCAAATTTGTAATCAGTAATGTTTTGAATTATCTCCGAGTCCATCCCTTGCGGAAACGCTTCATGATAATCTTCACGAAACCAGAATCCATCTTCTGAATTAAATTCAAACCATCCCCAACCACAAAATTTGTTGTTTGCGTCTAAAACTGCAAGGGTATCTAAGGTGAAAATCTCGATCCCGTTAATATCTATTAATTTGGTTTTCATATTATTTCTGTTTAAAGTTAAAAATTTCTTTCCAATTGTAAGCTATAAACGTTGAACTGACTCCCAATACAAACGATTTGAAATCAATTCCACCCATGATAAGGTCAAACACAAACGCAAGACCAAATATGATTAAAAATGCTGGTTCAATTTTCATACGCATTCTTTTAAGGTTTTAGGCGTTATTTCGTAATTTTCAAATAGATGTGTCAGACTCATTCGTAATTGATTGTAATTTTCTTCGTTCCAAACGTTATGATTATGCTTTCCTGCTATATGACTTTGGAACATTATCATTCCAGTTTCCCCATCAGGTGAAATGTTATGAATTTCGATATGTTCTTGCTGGATTCCGTCATGTCCGAAGAAAGTTTTGCAGTTCCAATTCATTCCTTGGTTATGGTCATAGTGGACTGCAACATATTTCAATTGATATGGTTTCATATCAGCCATCTCATCACTATCAAATAGATTGATGTAAGAATTCCATTCAGGAGAACATAGCCATCCCGGATTTCTCCAACCAATTGGTTGAATTCCGATATTATGCCATTCGCCCAATATCTGAACAAATCTATCTTCACATTTTTGAAGTGTGTTTAATTCCAACATCTCACATTCACCGAACCTTTGTGGATCATTTGTCATGTGAAAATGGCCGTGTGCGGCCAATTCCAACCATTCGATTGAATTTAACTCTTGAATCCATTCCTTGTGTTGCGATATCGGGTATTGATTATGGTAGTAACTCGGTATGAAGAGCGTGAACTTTGCGCCGAATTCTTCATTCAATTGTCGGAACCATTTTTCTGCTGGTTCTCCAATTAATCGAAATCCTTTTTTCGGAGCTACGTCGTCGCAAGCTATATTCAATAAAAGGTTCATTTAATAATATCAATTAAAGGTTGAAATTGAGTGAAATCGGCATCACTTGGGATTGAATCAACTAAGAAAACGTCACTGTTAAATTTATCATCCTTATCGCCATAAATGATAAGTTGCCAGTCAGGAACGTGATTGTGCCACGAGAATTGTAACATCCGGTTATCTAATAATTCCTTTTGCCAAATGATTAGATTTCCATAAGTGCCGGAGTGTTCAATAAATCCGTTCGCTTTTAGCCAATTATATTGTTCTAAGTATGTCATAAATTTGAATCATTCGTATGGTGAATAATATAATATAAATAACCATCGATACAATACCAATGATCATATAAATTTTGTTTCGTTTCGGGTGATTATCAAATGTATATAATCCAAAACAGATCAGAGAAATAAAAGTCAGAAATTGCCCTATAATCCAGAGAGTATTCATGTTTAATTATTATTTTGATTTACTATTTTAGTCGCAAAAAACCCCGCGTTCCATCCAATTTCTTGGACAAACTCCCCAGTCACTTTTAAATATCCAAATTTTTCCAAACAAATCTGTTCTGCTTCTTCAAATGACTCAGCTTCTATATTTGGACCTTGCCATGTTAATAGTTCACCATTTGTATGGTCGATTGCCTGAATTTCAGTCGTATAAAGGTTCATTCGTTTATCTCCTGATATTTGCAGTATAGAAATCCAAAAATGAGTAAGGCGAATCCAAGTATTATCAGTTTCATTTAGATTTAAAGTTATGTTTATAAAATTCATTGAAGTATGACAGTGCCTCGTCCCAAATTTCCTTTGAGGATTTATGTTCATGACTAAGATACGATTGCAGCGATTCCAAATCGGTATATTCTTTTGACAATTCAAATTCAGAATAATTATCGGTAATGTCAATTGTATAAGTAAAAACTTCATCGATCTTTCCGTAAATGGTGCATGTATCCAAAGAATGAACGTAATAATACGGAAATTCGATATCAATTTCTTGTTCGATTTCTACCCTTATTTTAATTTTCTTTTTCATTCAAATTGATTTTTATTTTAAATGTATTATCGACCCAATCAAATAATTCATTTTTTAATGAATCAAATTCGTTTTTATCAATATGAAATTGAGAGTTTTTCCACCATGCGGATTCGTCATAATCGGCTTCGTTATGTTCAACTTTGTATATTTCAAACATAGGATCGCCCACTTTATTTAATTTTTTGGTAATAGACACCCAAAAACCATCAGCTAATTCAATAACTTCAATATGTCTAGGCTCATCGCGTCGTTTAAAGTATAAATTCATCGTAGTTTTTAAGTTAAATCAAAAATATCGTTTAAAGTGTTTATGGCTTCTGTATTCTTCCTTCCCCAAAACATTTCGCACTGAAATTCACGATGATCAAAAATATATCCATTAGCAAATTCTTCACGTCTCCATCCCCATTTTCCCGGAATTTCAAGGAAATACGACTGGCGCAAAGGTTCAGGTAAAGAAGTAAATCTAAAACATTGTTCTTTTTTAGGGCAATCATGTCCCAAGCACATCGTTATGTCCATTGGTAAAGTATTTTTTGGTCTTTTTTAAATTGCCCACTCCAAATTCGTCAATCTGGTGATACTTGTTAATTCAAGTCGACTGGTGCGCTTATATGTTAGAGGCGTTCGGGATGTATCTTTGCTTTTGAAGTTCAGAAATTTGATATTCCAGTGCTTCAATTTTTGGTTTGTTATTTGGGTTGTTTTCCATTATCAAGTCGTCTAGGTCAAGTGATAGCTTAGTAATTTGCTCCACCACTTTCCAGTTTACTTTAATTCCCGCTTGCATGATTTACTTTTGTTTCTATGAATCCTTCGTTGAAATGAAGGTTTAATCTATTTTTAACTTCAATCCTGAGTTTATTATGATCTCTGATTTGTAATGCTCTCCTTCCGACTTCTTCCAGCCCTAACTCATTTTCTTTACCTAACCTTATATCGCTTTCCAACGACCAAATATCACCATTGTGTTGTAATAGCGCAGCAAAAGATTCTGCAATTATTTTATTGTTGTATTTTTCGCAATAATCGACATATTCATTTATTTCGGCGGTCATATCGACTTTGCCACGATAAAATTTCAAATATGCGATTGTCCAACGGTCAACTACATCACCAATACTTAATTTCAAAATTATGCTCCTAATTTTTGGATTTTTTCCACTACCGTTTCTAATTTGATAAATGGAACCTGAGTAAATAAATTATTATAATTGAATTTTGACGAATCTTCCAGAACTTTCCACCATTCGCCTTTATCTTCAACGGTACATTTTCCGTTTGGATTATTTTCGCCATATACACCTGTACGCTTGGTCGGATGTCTTCGGTTGTGAATGTGAAGGATATTGGAAACGTTGTATTGAACGAATTGATCCCCCAATAGTTTCTTTGCAATTGCGCCGATACTGACATCTTCGGAATTATGAATCAATGCTTTTGGTAAAGTTACACCCGACTTCAATAAATCTGAACTAAATCCAACACATGATCCATCAAATCTAGGTTCTGTGAATGATACGATTTTAATATCTTCGAACGGAATATCATTTATTTCTTCCATTTGATCATATGACATATAACCTTTTCCCGAATCTGGTGAATTGAATTGCCATTCTTCGTCATCTACAAAGGGAACCTTTTCATACATCGGATGAAGTGGAGCAAATGAATTGTCCCATAATCTTCTATCAGCAAAATTGACGATGTACTTAGGAGTTGAACCTTTTACTGCTTCGTGAAGTTGGTCAAGGACGTGAAGTGTCTGACTTCCCCATAGGCTGTCACATTCACCCCACATTATAATGTCTGCTTTATCTTGCCATTCCCAACAGAAGTCACGACGAAACGCGGCGATGTTGTAGAATGAATCGAAATTTGAAAAATGTCTAAATCTAAGATTTGCTGGATAAAATCCTTTAACTCCGACTTTATGTTCAAAGATATGTGTCAAGTTTAAATGGTTACCAGCAGTCCATATAATCTTATAAATTGATTCATATTTCTCTTCAAAATACTCCCAGTCAATCTTCTCCAAGTATTCCTGAGTCGAAAATGTGAATACAAACGTGACATTTTCTTTATTTTCGATCCCATCTAGCATTTTCACGCAAGAATGGATATGCTCATCTAGCATTTCCAGTTCGTAAAATTGTACTAAGGTTCCTATTACGTAGGTGCTATTAAGTTTCATTTAATAATTTATTTGCGAAATCAATGACTTCTGGTGAATAATCTTCTGATTTATCACTCGATACGTTATTTAATATTTCAGAATTGGGAAAGGTTTTGGCATACTTTTCAAGCGCATCATACGTTGAATCATCATAGTATGAAATGGATTTACAATAATACAGATACCTACATGCCAATACAAGTAAAATGCTTTTTTCCATTGGTTTAGTTGTTTAAAACGGAAATTCGTTTTTAAGTTTCAATTGATACCAAAACATCATAGAGTTACAAGCCAAAGCAATTACATGCCCATATTCTTGACCGCCATCGTCAAAATTTCCTTTCTGAATTTCTATGAAGTGACGAACCAACGCGGCATTTAATTCGGTAATGTCAACCGGGGATTTCCAATTGAACCTTGGATACTTATCGCCTTTATTATCGGCCATACGTATTGCCATTTGCTCGATAAATTCCCAATCGATTTCATAGAAGAGTTTACCTTCTGATTGTTTTATTCCTGCCATTCCAGATACAGATTTTTAATAGTTTCAAGTTTTTCGAGGTTGTGACCTTGAATTGAATTTCGGAACCATCGCACATAATGAACGCATAATGAATTAGTTATGTACCCATTTGAAAGTCTGTAATCGTTGGACGATGAATATGCGTCATCACAATTCTGGTGTATTCCCCGCCAACCGCAACCAATACTAAACGCATGTCCGCGATCATTTAAGTTAGAATAATAGGCTGAACCACTTTCAGCAGCGTCAAATGCCCACTGAATTGCTTCGGTATAAACATCATCGATTGGCTCGATGGATTTTTCTTTAATCGAAGGTTCAATATAAAGAAAGTAGTTAGAATCGTCGTTTCTGTGCATAATGTTATTTTTTAATAAAGTTCAAATTCTTTGTATTTTTCGTAAAAAGCAGGTTTGCCAAGTTTTTTGAGTTCAATTACATAGTTCCAAATATCTACTATGAAATCTTCGTCAGCATACCCACATTTCAATGTCCTTTCATAATCATAATCTTTTGCGTAGGCCATCGTAGCTACCCAAATTTGTGTCTCTTTTGTCATGGTTAATATAATTTAAATTCTTTGTATTTTTCGTAAAAGGCGATTCTGCCATAGTCATTAAGTTCTTCGATATATCCCCAAACTTCATCCAAATAACCTGAGTATCCATTCATATAATCGCAGTAGCTTAGTGTTTCATAATCGTAACCTTTATACCATGCCCACGTGGCGATGTACAATATTCTTTCTTGTGTCATTTATTGGTTGTTTAATACGTCCCAAAATTCAACGGGAAGGTGAATGTTTTTAATCGGAACCGCGTCTTTGAATAGTGGGGCGATTTCTTCGATTGTATAACCTGCCAAATCTGTTGCGACTTTGGATACGAGAAAATGAAGATTTGGATGTTCAACGGCAAAGCTAATGAATTCAAGGATTTCTGACTCGATCTCGGTTAGCGTCGAACTTTTAACGGTTCTAAAATCCTTCTTAGTGACAATTGCATAAGATTGGCCTTGAAGTCCTTTTCCTTGACCTATTATTGCACCGCAATGATCTAAGGCGAATCTTGCTGCACCTCTACGGTGAAATCCTTCTGAATTTGAACCGAATACAAATATCTGATTTTCTGAAAGTTGAGTGACTGTGTTGGGTGTTATTCTGTTTATCATATTTAATGAATTGTAATATTGATCTTGATAATATATACCTGCATCTATTTGATCTGATATTAGATTTTCGTAGTAACTCATTATCTTATAAGTTTACAAATGATTCCTTCCGAACCTTTGGTCAGAATACGTTCAGGGTTTCCACCAAATGAATGTCTGATTGGATGCCCTATATAACAAACCTTTTCCAATTTCTTTACAAATATCAATTGCTCGATAGCTACGAATACATCAGGCGATAAACCATAATCGTCAAATACAAAATACACATCTCCGTCACCAAGCGACATTAAAGTGGAACGTGTGACATCAGTAATTACTTGGTTAGTCGAGTGGCCCGCATCAATCAAAAATACGTTTAGTGGTTTTGCATTAAAATTTTTTTCTACCGGAGTACGATACAAATCCATTCCTATATATTGGATATTGGTTCTGTCCGAATTTAAACGTTGCGCTTCGCTGAAATTTCCGGGCAGATTTATTGTATAAACCTGATCAAATAAAAATGAAAGGATTCTGCTCGTGCCTCCTTTATGCGTCCCGAATTCACAACTGTTCCATTTATCGGAACCTTCGATCTCTTTGAAAAAATTCCAAACGTCGGTTTTAAATTTAAAGGAAGTGGTGGCAAGGTTTTGAAATTTATCCTCGCCGACCTCTTCCAAAAGTTCATCTATTGTTTTCATATGTTAAAATTCATGGCCAGAATAGCCAGTGTCGAATTTAATAGTTGTAGGATCGATTAAGTTTTCAGGTTTAATTCTCTTTGATTCAGTACCCTTATACAAATCATTTTCGCAATCATAGGCATTTCCCGTCCCATCAGAAATCACACATATCCGATGAATTGAATTTCCACTACCAGTAAAACATTTCACTGGTCGAATTCTATCATCTAAGGGCATACCGTTTATTTCTGAATAATTCATAAACCCAAAAATGTTTTAACAAGGTTATAATTGTAAGCGAATGTTTTTTTCGCATCTAAGCCGTCTACGTTCAACGCAGTGCCAAGTCTAAGTAAAGTTGACTTCTTAACCGCGTACAATTCTTTGGATGTCTTAAACAATACATTTGCGGCTGTTTTCCAATCAATAGTTGATGGTGTAGGAGGGACTGGAATTGAGCCGTCATCGATTTTAACTTCTTCGATACACCAAAAATCATCTGCTTCATTGGGATTGGTTATGAACGAATATGGCATCCAACTCAACCCGCCCTCACCTTTTATTGCGCCCTTACCCCAATCAGTTCCCCACGAGTTTTGGACTAAAAACGCCTTTTTAGAATCGTCATATCCAATAATTATTTCACAGTGACCTCCCTGAATCCCTTCATTTTTCTTAGGTAATGGCATCATTCCAGTAGTTTCAGACCAGCTTCCAAAAAACGAATCATAAACGGTAAATCCAAATACAACTACTGCGCCAGATACTAATGTTTGTTTTATAGCAGTTTCATTCTGGTCTACTCTTGCGTATTTAACCGTAACATTTTTAAGACCATTTTCATAGGCTTCAAGACTAGGTTTCTTAACTACGGCTGCCAACGAATCGTCGTATGGGTGAAATTTTTCCAAACATAATCCGTTTTTATTCATTGCTTTGAACCCTGAACGGATGTAAGTTCCGCCGTCGTCATTGGTTGAACCGTCAATATCTCTGGCATTCCAATAAACAAACAATCGTGACGGTTCAAAATCAAAATTTCCTACGAGTTGAGCAACTTCATATCTAAATCCTTCACAACAACCATTACCGACACAACTTCCGGCGTTTTGTTGGTTATAAACAGGAATTTTAGGACTTACCCTAAGACTCGAAGGCAATGTTACTGGTGCAGATAATTTTCTAAGACTTTTGAAGTCCCTTTCATCGGGGGGCGAAGGTCGCCAATTTAATTTGAATTGATTACTCAATTATTTTTCCTCTTGTTTTGTGTTATTTACAAATATAAGTATCTTTCCCGAAATAAACAAGGGTTAGATTGTTAATGTGATGTTAAATCTTTCTTTAATCTGTTCTTTGGATAAAATTTCGGATTTTCCAGTATTTATTTGATACGCATCTTCATAAACCAAAATATAAGTGTTTGGAGAGCCACTTTTAATGATGTGTATCAGTTCAGGTTCATTATTCCAATGAAAGGATTGAACCTTTGAATCATATTCGTACCAGTTACGTGTTTTCATAGTGTTTTTCGTAAAGCTCATTAAACACTTCATCGAACTTGTCATTGTTTTCTTTGGTGCTTGAACAAAGATACCCACTAATTTTCTCATAAAAGTCATAAGCGAATTTCAAATCAGTTAGATAAGTTTGACAATAATCACCATCAGGATGTTGCTGACAAGATAATGGTGAACAACATCCTTCTTCACCACAAGCGGAACAGATTTTACAGTAAGGCAACATCGTTTTTATTTATTGTTTTGGATGTTTGGGAATTGGTATACGAACTTTTCAATTGCAATATTCATCGCTTCTGAATATTGTTCACGGGTGAAATGAAGTAGTTCATGTTGAAATAATTCTTTCTCATCGACTGTGGGATTTTCAAATTCCAATCCTCCTCCTACCATTATTGCCCAATCTGGAAGATCAAAATCGTAATCAGCGAAATCAAAGTCGTACCAGTCATTTCTCTTATCAGAAGGAATTACATAATCGTGACCTGAGTCGTCTGAAACTAAGCAGTATTTTTTCATTTCTTAAAAAGTTCAACGGTTAATTTAAAATAGCAAAATAAAAGTGACAAGCCCATGATGCACCCAAAGATACCTATGTCTTCAAGCAGCCATAAATTCGCTTCCAGCGGCCCACTGAACCTTGACGTGTAATAATCCGTAATTAGACAAGTATTTCCAACTGCCCAAAGTAAATCGCCAATAACAAACATGATTATTCCGAGTGTTACTGGAACCCAAATGAACAGGATTGGTTGTTTTTCTGGTTTCATAGGTTTAAAAGTTTAATTATGTTTTTATTGCATTCACCGATCATTCCAATGATATATTCGTCACCAGCAGCTAAACCTTCCGGATCATATGGAAGTTTAATTTTAACATAATGATTTCTTTGATGAAGTCAATTTAAAACCAATGCAGTTTCTTCGAGCGTTATTTCTTTGGTTTCTAATAGTTTGTTTCTTTCGTGGTCAAGTGCCGACGATTCTGGATAACCACAATCAATACAAATTCTTGGATAAGGTTGACCCATTGCTTTTGAATAGCGACAACCATTTGGGCATTTAGTTTTCATAAGTTTTTTATTTTGGGCTGATATAATACGCTAAGGGCGGATTGATTGCATTCCCGGTTCGACCGTCAAACATTAAATCTTTGCAGAAAATAATATTATACGGTTCACCAGTATCAGGATCGTATTTTATTTTAATATCGGTAACCGTCAGTTCACTCATAGTACAAAAGGACGAATCCCCGTCATGATAAACAAGATCACCAGTTTGAAGTTCTGATAACGGTTTTTCAGGCTGAACGGTAAATGGTACGGGACCAAAGTTAGTTTCAAGTATAGATTTAAAATATTCGTCAAATGTTTCCATAAGTTTTTTATTTAGCGTTTTTTATTTTCCTTAATTGATCGTCAAGCTCTCGTTTTGCAAGCAATAATTTAAATTTTTCAAACTCTGACATCAAAGATGAATGAATTTCAAGATCAAATAATTCAAATTTAGCAAAAAGAACTGAATAAGTAAAATCAAGTTCATTATTCTCTATAAAGTTAAGGCCATACCCCAACATTTCCCATCTTGATCCGCGCACTTGTTCCCAATCATCAGTGTAATAAACATCAAAATCCCCATCGGTATATCTAATGGTATATTTATATTTCGGTAAGGCCGTAATTCGATATAACTTTCCTTTATTGATTACAAACGTTCCCACCTCAAAAACTTTAAAATTTTGTATTTGTTCGATTAATGTCATAAGTTTTTATTTATAAAAGTGATCAAAGGTTCGTTTCATCCAATAGTTAACTGCTTCAACACCTTCCGCCACAGCATTGAAGTGGTAAACGCCTTCAATTTGAGTAAATAACATTCTTTCGTCTAAGATATTCTTGCGTTGAAGGTCTTGAATATTAAAAATATAATTCAATAGCTTAACCTTTACATCATCGGAATGTCGAATTATCATGTTCAGAAGAGGTTGATCAGTTCCAACCCCGTATTTCTTCTGCAATCCTTGAACCTTCGTCTGATTTTTCCAATAAAAATCCAAAACCCTTTCGTGAAGGAATTTAAAATTCTTGTTGGTAATCATGAACCCAGTATTGAAATATTGCCATATCCATTTCTGATCGACCTTATCAGTCCCGTAAAATTCATATTCATAATTTTCTACCGACCTGCATAACCAATCGTAATCACCATCGTTATGGACAGCGCAAAACTGATGATCAGTCAATTCAAAGAAATTTGGACAGTTCGGGTGAACGATCGTATCAGCATCGACCATACAAATCTGGTCAAATTCTTCGTCACCTAAGAGTTGGAAAACATAATGCCTCTGGACGATCGGAGTCATTTCAGAAATAGGAACGACTGGTTCTTCTAAGACAAGAACCTCACAATCATTTTTCAATGCCCAACGTTTCCAACTTTCAATGGAGAGGTTATACATCTGATCACGTTCAGGACGATCGGGGTTTTTTATGTTGATTAACAGGATTATGTTTTTCATTTATGTTGTTCATTTAAAGAATAAAATTCACAATCAGTTTTGAAATTTTTCCAGCCTTTATCCGATTTAGGGCAATAAATTGTCAATATTTGAAAGTCACCTCGTTCCATTTCTGAATATAAGATTTTTTCAATTTTACCTAACACTTGCCACAAATTCCAATCGTTATCATGTTTAATTTCAAACATTTTATTTCCTATTTCGGAAATTCCATAATTTTCCCTATGTTTCGGGGAATTTAATCTGACAGTGACTAACCAAGTGATATCAGGTGTCAACGAATTTGTAGTTGTCATGGATGATTTTTATAGATTTCTAAAAGTCGTTTAACCGGAACCTTTCCGTTCTGATAATCATTCAGAACACAGATGCCAGTTGCAAACGATTTATTTTTTATGAATTCCAATAGAATTTTAGGGTATTTTGACTTCATATCCTTCAATTATTTCGATGTCGTTTGAGTATGACCGAATATGATCCCAACTTCTAATACCAACACCTTGTTCGTTTTTGTCATCAATTGCCAAGAACTGATAATAGTCTCGATTGGTTTTAGAGTTTTTATAATCAAAACACAAATCCTTCCGAAGCCAAGTCAATGAAACGTGGAAGGTTTCATTGGGTTCAAATAATTCGACCAAGCGAAGCATTGCTCCTTCCCATCCATCCAATAGAACTTTATAAACGCCATCGTATTGAAATTCGTCCTCGTACATCTTGAATTTGATTCTTAGGAAATCACCATGCTGGATTTCTTTTCCGTTTTTATCTTTCATTATCGTAATTCTTCTGGTAAAGGTGAGTTGCGAATTGAAGCGGAATCAATAGTCGTGTATGATTGGCCGTTATGTTTAAGGGTTTTGCTTTCAGCATGAAATTCACATAATTGCCGCTGTCGGTCACACATGATTCGGGCATATTCTTCCATTATGCGAATCATTTGATCGATGTCTCCGTTTGATGACTCAATCAGGTCACATAAGGCAATTTCCGTGGCGACTTCCGATCTATCGTCTTTAATGTTAAAGAAGCCAGTTAAAAATTTTATTGGTGTCATTTGAATAACATATTTAAGGCGATAAAAAATATTGTAATTGAACTGGATATTAAAATTATCATCGGAGATTGAAAGTATAACATCAATCCAAACCCAACGTGAAATGGAAACAACAAAACTCCGACATCAAACAATCGTCGGTTAGTTCGTGAAAGCGAATTCCACCAGTTAAATATTCCTTTTAAGAAATTCATTTTTCGTTTTCGTTTAAAAGTGAAATTCTTGCATTTTCTAAGGCTGCTTTCATTGCTTCTGAATATTGTTCACGAGTGTAATGTTTTGGTTTTGATTTTTGATAGTGGACAAATACAGAATTAGACATAAATGCGACACAAATCAAATTAATTATAAAATTAAACCAATACGAATCGTGAGTTAGCCATTGAATGATTAACCAAAGTGCGACTATGAATGAAGTGTAAAGGTAGTTCATTATAACCGTTCTAGTTGTATTTTAAGTAATTCAACTTCAAGTGCGTCTTTGGTGAGATTGACAACATGAATTGCTGATGCAGCAGATGAATTGCCATCCGAAACCCATAGCCCGTAAACCATTCCATGTATCTTAGTTTCCGAGTATTTATATACTTGAAATCCGACTGTGACAGATTGAGCATTTACTTCCCTCGGTTTAACCTGAACTTCGAAGCAAGATGCGAATAATACTACGAAAATTAAAAGTGTTTTTTTCATATGATGTGTTTTATTTAAAAAGTTCATTCAGCCGAGTCCATTCGGGTTCGGTTAGTTCGACGGTTTGGGTAATTTCAATTTCACTGATTGCTTTTGCACCATATCGTTTGTTTAACGTAGACAATACAAATTCGTCACTTACAAATTTACCGACATCATTAGTGGATAATATAATTCCAGTCGAGTAACCAGATGTGAGTCGAAAATGGTAAAAGGATGCGAAATATCTCATATAATTCTTTTTCTGATAAATAAATTGTAAAGTAATAGAATTGGAAATAAAATCCAACCCGCAAAAAATCCTACAATTGTCGAAACAATTGCCGCTCCGACAGGATTGACAAATCCTTCTTCTTCCAATATTGAAAATGTCATTGCAATGATCGTATAAAACATGGCAATTACTAAATAAATCGTTGTTAAATCAGGTATCATATCAAGAGTTTTAATTCATTTGCAATCGTAACACTCGTTCCTATTTTTCCGCTGAATATGGAATAAAGCTGATCGGAGTGTTTAGTGATGTAACTTGGTCTAGCATCGTCATGATCTCGGTTTGGGAGAACGGTTCGCACCGTGAACATTGATCCAACATGGAATGCATCATATCCTTCAAATTTAAAAAATTCAGCACATCCGTTTAAAATCGCCGGGAACTTACTTAAACTTGTTCGACAAACACCACTGTTAAGGATTTCATTGTATTCAGCCGAAGCCTTGAACCTTGTTCCGTATTGGGTTTCATGAATGGCATATTTTACGTGACCAATTACATGAAGATACTCGCTACTTCCATACGGATCGATACAACAAAAGTCACCGTCCAACACTACAATTCCTTTATTCTTATACTCACTTCCCAAACTTACAACAGGCTTTTCACAGAGTTCAAATTGATATTCAAGGTGTTCTGATTCCGGCAAGATTTGATTTAGGTTTGCGTAAGCGCAATTGATTACCAAATCAAAGTTTTCTATATCTGAACGTTTAAATTCTTGACTTAATCTGACATTTATACGACCTTTTATTAACCTTTCGGTTAAAATTGAAGTTAAGCGATGCAAATCAAAACTGTTTTCCTTCACCTTAACAACCAAGTCAAGGTTCCGTTCATGCAAAGGTAAGGAATTAGTTTTAACAATTTCATATTCAAGGCTATTTTTTTCTAAAAAACTCAAATATTCAGAAGAACTAACCTTTGAACCGTATTTTGCGATCCCATAATATCGATCAACACCAGAATCTACAACAGCATCATGGAAATATCTTTCAAATTCTGTAACCCCTTCAAGAACTTGGGTAACTGTTTCGGAGGAACGAGGATAATGATAGCCTCTATGCAGCCTGTATTGATTGATTCCCGAAGCGGATGATAAAATTGATTTGGATTTTTCAAAAATTTCAATTTGGGCATTGGTAAATTGTTCTCTTAATTTCAACGCAGCAGTACAACCAAAAATTCCTGCGCCTACTATGGCTATTTTCAATTCTAAGCCCCTTTCTCTGGTTAGATGTAATCTTATATAGGTTTAAAAAAAATAATGCCTTAGAACGCAAATTTTTCAATCAACAAACGAATGGTTACAGCACGGACATCCAGTTATTAAAGTTGTTTTTGCTTTTTCTTCGGTGATATATTCATAAATATCTTTCCAACAGGAATAGCACCTCAACGCTGAAAATAATGGAAGGCCATTTACCTTACAATATTCCTTTTGAAGTTCAAATTTTTGTTGGCTAGTTAATGGACACATAAAATTGATGTTTATCTGCTTTGCCGCATGTACAATTTTATAATTGGCATATATTTCCATTATGTCCAACAATTCTTGGATGTTTCCGCCTGAAATATCATCGTATAATGAGTTTGCAATATATACTTCGACGGCAGCAAAGTTTCCGATACTATCTTGATCAGTATATTCCGGCTCTATTTCAAAATAATCAATTAAAAATTCTCGTGCTGTCATTATTTAATTCTTAAAATCATTGCTTGAACGTAATTTATTCGATAGGTTGCTGGTGTTGAAACTTCGCTAAATCCAACTCCACCAATAGGTTCGTATCCGAATTCCATCTTTTTGTTAACTTCGGATTCTAGGAGAGCTTTGGAAGAAGATTCTAAAATTATGTAGGTTTTCATATTTGCGGTTTTCCGTATCTGTTTTTTAAAATTGTTGTGGTTCCGTCATCGGAAATGAATAATACTAGACTTGCAGTTAGTACCTTTTTGTAATCTTCGAAATTAAGATACTTAACAAATTCATTTAGATTTGTTACCCAAAAATCGCTACGGAACCTTTCAATTATATCCGAAGGTTCAAGGATGAGTACGTCTATGTTTTCTATTAGTTTCATTATCAAAAATAAATTTAAAGTAAACCCAAAAGATAAAATATTCTACCCAATTAATCGAATCAAATACAACAGGATTCAATTCGCGGCCAAAAGGCGCAGATAGTGGATTATTGACGAATTTAAACTGCTTTCCTTTTAAAAATGGACAAATACGTTCATACTTATCCCGAAGTGTTTGATATTCTGGGAGGACAAAATCAAAGTTTTTGTGCTTTCGCATTTCTTGATTTTGAATGGTATAAAGATGTACCAATTCGCGATATTTCGTAAGACTATAAAGGTTCATAATTTATCCTTCCCATGTTTTGTTATCGAACCATTCGGTCACCATTTCCAAATAATATGGTGTACTGACCAAAAATTCCGAAATTAACATTAAATTTTTAGCGTAATTTTCTTCAATGAATTTGTCGTTTTCATCATCGTCCGGATAAACCTCATATAAAATAGATTGATCGATACATTTATTACCTGCCAATATTTCAGAAATTATTATATTAGCTTGATCATTAAACCCTTTACCGAGTAACCAAAAAGCCCATGATGAATCTCGGATCGAGTCATGTGAAAAATAATCATTGAATGATTCTCCTACTTCGCCTTCCCACTCGGTTATTTTGTCGTATAATTGTCCGGTTGTCATAATTCGTTGCTTAGTTCAGTTAAAATTTTTCCGAGTAGATTTTCTCCCCATTCATCGATATGGTCAAGGGCATTTTGTTCGGAAAAACCGATTCCCCAAATACGGTCAAATGGACTCGCTTCGACGAATTCAAGTCCTTTATTCCTGACCAATAAATCCAATAAATGAAGATTTTGGGTGAATTTAGAGTGAAGTATTTCCTTGACCTTTTCGTATTTGATTTGATCCCAAATTTCAGGATCAAAATTCTTAACCTTTCTGCCCAATGCCTTTTGGTACTTCGGTATAGGTTCTTTCAAAATCAATTTAGCGATTTCAAGATCATTGAACGTCATCGCCTTTTCATACATCATTGCCTGTTCAGCACAATCGAAAAAGATTCCGTTATAGGTGAAGACAGAAGGATACCAGTTTGAAAACGGGCCGTTCCAGAAGAATTTATATTTGTTCATAATTTTTATTTTAATTTTGTTTAATAGGAAATAATAGCATCGGCTTCACCGAAACTTTTGGTGACCCTATCTCGACAGATTCAAGGTCAGCAACATACAAAGATCGTTTTCGTTGAGTGACTTGTAATGTTACCAAACCTTTTTCGGTGAATTTAATAGGTATTCCAATGACAACAACATTAAAGCCGTTTTCGTTACGAGCGTAACCATATGGTTCGCCTAAAATAATTTCTTTTCCAAGTGCGTCGTTCATTGCAATCGTGTTTTATCTAAAAGAGTAGCAATAATCAAACTTGCCGTATCCTTAACATTGGATGCCGTTTTAATATTATATATTTGAAATGGTATTGGGCTAACGGGATATTCAACATTTAATCTGAGTTTATCGATAGCGTTTTTTGGATCGTAAAAATTCTTTTTATTCATAATTTTCTTTAATTATTTCCCACGTTTCTTTCATCAGTCGAACCCTGTCTTCAATAGGAAATCCGGTGAAGTGCCAAACGTAGGCGTATTTCAGGAAGTACGGAAGCGGATCAACTTTCAATTGCCAATTCCCGGTGAACATATTTTTTCGATGGATGGATAAAAGGTTCCATTCAGGACTAAGAACGTTCACTGGAATATCTTCCTTCTGAATAAAGAAGTTGAGTAACGTCTGTTCTTTTCCACCACCTTTAATCGCTTGAATTTCATCTTTATTTTCAAGGTAAAAATCCAATAATTTCTTGAACAAAGGTAAGTGTTTATTCCCGAAAAACAAAATTCCAGAGTTCAAATATTTTGTTAAATCCATTTGCTGATCTGGAAAGAACCTTTGTCTGTCTGAAATTGAACTTAGTAACCAATTCAAATCACAAAGATCGTTCACCCCGTAAATTCCTTCATCTTCGATCATATCGAAAATATTAGGTGCATCCCATCGAATGATGGTATCAGAATCGACTAGGCCGATTTTATCATACCGTTGACCATAGTGGTGAATTAACTCCTTATGCCATATGGGGAAATCGTATCCACCTATGTTTTCATCGATAGACAAAAAATCAATTCCGTGGCGATTGCAATAATGATACCACGAATTCACCGAATATTGGGCATAATCGTTGCAATTAACTTTTGAATTTGGGTCGTTGATATTGACCATGTACACAAGGTTCTTACTCATCTTGATTTGTTTTTACGGTAGGAAACAAAAGTAAAGCAAATAACGGAAATGCGCTCTGAGTAACATAGCATCCGACTGATATTGCCGCAAAAAATCCAATATAAATGATTGCGATTAAGGTATTTTCGTTAATTTTCATTATTATTCTCGTCGTCCAATTATAAAAAACAATAAAATTACTATTAAAAATATGACCATGTATTAATTCCGTTTACCAAATCCACTTGATTTCCTAGTTGAAACCGAATTTGAAGGTTTAGACGATGAACTTGAACTTGATCCAAATCCATTACTTTTTTTGGTTTGAACGACATCGCCCACTTGTAATTTTCTTTCTTCTTGCATTTTTGTTTGTTTTAAATTAATGATTGAATGTATTTTTCAGCAGTTTCTTCGGTTTCAAATTCAAGAAATTCATCATATTCATCAAATAAATATTTAAACTTATTTGTTGGAATGAATCCGAGGAAGAACCATCGCTTTTTGATCATGAATTGCCATTCCCAATCCCAATCAGGTTCTTGTCGTTCAATTATAAAGTCCGTTCTTTTCATTTCCAATCGTGAAAAATAGTTAAATATAAATGCTTAACGCAATATTTTATGAAATGCATCGGCCAAAATATTCCAAATAACCAATCATCGATGTCGGTGAATATTATTGCGATTGCAGGGATTAAATAAATTGCCAGAATTGAATATTGAATTATGGTCATTTCACAAAATTTGGATGTGATTCAATATGTTTCGGATGACTGATATCAATGAATTTCGCCCATCTTCCTTCGTCTGTTCGGGATGGACGGATTAAGATTTTATCTAACGGAATTACTTTATTCATATTTGTAGTTCCGTCGCAATTAGGTTTAAGATAATTAACATATATTTGAGACATCTGCCTAATTTCTTGCAATCCTTCTTCAAAATTCTTCCAATATTGTGGGTCTTTCCTCCAAATTAATTCGTATCGGAGTTGTTTATATTGAGCAGGTCGCCACCAACAATAGTGTCTTGCAAAAAATCTATCAGTTCTTCTTAGGGATGGATAATTTTGAGTCAAAAATCCTTCGGACATTGTCTTTGCAAAATTATTTATGTTATCAAATTTGTATGCAAACCGTCGATATTTTGATGATTGCAAATTTACCATTTCAGTATAAAACTGCGTTTCTAAGAAATCCACATATTTAATTGACAATCCTTCACCAGATGGTAATTTGGATAATTCTTCTTCAATTATATGTGTGTCATCCTCATGTAAAAATGAGTCTGCTTCCAGACAAATTATTGTATCTCCAATCTCAGGCAAGCCATCCTCACTAAAACAGTTGGTAATAGAATGCTTATATGCATCAGATGCATTATTCATATCATATGAATTCCACCCATAACTAATTAAATCTGGATAGCATTGACAAAATCTAATCGTTTCTTGCCAATCGAATCCTGCATTGGTATTTGGAAAACACCATTTTTTTCTAAATTCTTGATCCAATTCTTTTTTATTTTCGGGACCGTTTTTCATAAGACCTTCCGAAATATAAATCTTATCTGGATTCAAAACTGCAATGACATTTGGAATTAAACATTTTAACAAATGTGATTCAGCAAATGTAGTGATTATAATTATTTTTTTCATTATTAAAATTTAATAAAATTCCATGTTAAATATTTCTCAGATTTTAATCTACCTTTAACTACATCAACAGAAATATTATATTTTCTTGCAGCAGAAGCCATTGATTCGAATATTTCATTATTAATAATACATTTTTTTGCACAATTAGGGACTTTATTCCTATGTTTTTGCTTATGTTCTTCTAACTTAATATCAGCAATTTCTTTACCATATTTTTCTATCCAAATTTCATAAAATGTTCGGCCAAACATTCCATTTTTTGAACCTTTCCGTAAATTACTAATATGTTGTTTAGTTTCGTCTGAATGTGATCGACCCAATGCCCACAGACGTTTCTTTTCTTTAATTTCTTCTGACCAATATCTTCCTCTACTGGAATTTCCTATATTTATTCTATGCTCATCAGTAACTAAATATTCGGCATCTCCACCAGTTCTTAAATTATAGCAATTTTCATCTAAAACCAAATCCATTGTAACAATTAATTTCTCATGATCACTTGCTTCTTTCCTTGTTGGATAGTCTGCTATTATTTCCTTTTTAAAATTCTTTTTACCATGTTTTTTAATAGCAGCAGTTATCAATCTGCCTCCACCCATATAATAATCATATTTTTCTTTATTGGTAGAATGCACTCCATAATAAAACTTACCGTTAATTAAATTGGTAATCTTGTAAAAATAATTATGTTTCTTTTCATTCTGTTCTTTGTTTCGGTAATTCAATTTTAAGGTTCCTCATGGTATTAGTTAAAGATTTTTCAACAAAGAAACTAATCTTCAAACCATTATCTTTACAATAACGAATTACTTCATCGTGTATTTTAGAATCAATCTGGAATGTCTTAAATTTCTTGTTGCTTTTCATACCTATAAGTATCCTATAATTTACTGTTACCTACTAATTTATAGTAGATTTATTGTTAAAGAATTGTTAATACTACGGCAATTGAAGTATGCCAATACCAGCCCAATTGTTTCCAAGTTCAATAAATTCCCAATGATTGTACTCATTTTTAATTTCATTCCAAAACTCTCCAACATAAACATCTCGTGAATGATGTTGATCAGAAATGACTATATCATGGAATGCTATGAGGCCACCTTTTTTCACGAATGGACTGTAATCTTTGAAATCCTGCGCAACACCTTTATATGAATGATCACCGTCAATGAAGAGGAAGTCGATTGTTTCGCGCCAAGATTCGTTTGGACAAATAAGGTCTCTAACTTTAAAATGAGTTGCTAATTCGTGTGAGTCGCCACGAATAAAATGACAATTATCGAACCTTTCACTGAACCAAAGGTCACGTTTGTCCATTTCTTCTTCCGAAATTCCTCCGTGCTGGCCGCCATCCGAAAAATCAACAGAAATATTCATTCCAGTCGGATTGATCAGGTTGTCAATTAGAAAGGTTCCGCCAAATTTAGTTCCGATTTCAAGAATGTTCCAATCAGAATCACCTTTAAGTTTGATTAAAAAATTAGTTAGTGCCGTAATTTCTGACCTTACTTGTGGCATGTATAGTTGGAATGCCTCGTCGATTATTTTTTCTGTGTTCATATTTTTATCTTAGTTAAAAACCATTCTGGAAAATCAGTTTCCAATTCTTTCCGATTCAGCAACCCATCATTAATATCTTTGCGCCACATTTTTATTGTTGCATCCATCCAATGCTTTCCGACCAAATATCCGTTGAATTTACCTTCCGAATTTTTGTCCATTAGGTTCAATTTTGGGTTTCCTGTACTTTCACATAGAAACATTTGTTCTGCTGATTTTGGGCTAAAATCATAGCAAGGTTCGTTAGGAACAAACGCACAATAAATGTGAGCCATATCCATCCATTTCTTAGTTATTTTCATAGCCAATAAATTAAAACTTTTGCATTTTAATATTGTTGTTCATAATTTCCCACAAACATACGAACCTTTTATCAGATTTCCAAATGGTTTAACACATCATTAACAAGTAAAGGAACATTTAGGGCAAGGACATGAAATAAAATGGACGCAGATGCCGCCTCGACTGTCTTTACCCGTCATGACATTTAATACAGGCATCGTGTAAGCAGTTAGATTTCTTCGTGCCAATCACATTGAATGGTTTCAAAGGTTCGTACTTAGTTTTGTCATTTCCAAAAGTCATATAATCCCTCGGTTAATTCGATATTTTCAAATGTTTTTATTTCTCTGTTTGGTTGAACCTTTGCCCAATTCCACATCTGTTCTAACATCGATCTCAAATTGGTTTTAGGTTCGAATCCGAGTATTTCTTTTGCTTTCGAATGATCGGAATATGCATTTTTAACTTCGTGACGTTCTTGAAGATAAATTTTTCCAGTATTCTTTCCAGTTACTTCAAACAGCATTTCAGCCACTTCGTTAAGGGTATGAAATTCATCACCGCCAACATTGAATATTGGGTCAAGATAATCGTTTTCAGCCACTTTAAGAAATGAACTACAATAATCTAATGCCCAACTAAATGCACGTTTTTGCTCACCATCACCATAAATGGTTAATGGTTGATCGTGTTTAATTTGATTCATGAACCGACCAAGAACATTACGATACCTCGACCACATATTACAATTTTTTCCTATAACATTATGAGGTCTGATTATTGCCCATTTCAATCCGTGATGCTCACCTGCGACCTTGATATCCAATTCACTGGCGAACTTTGCAATTGCATATGGATCAATAGGTGATGGTAGTTGGTCTTCGGTAAACGGAACTTCATTTCTACCGTAAACTGACATACTCGAAAGATAAATCAATTTACATTTATATTTGACGCAATGATTTACGAGGTTAGCAGTGATCATGATGTTGTTTTCATACGAAAACTTTCGTACAAACGGCGAAAATCCTTCTGATGCGAAGGCAGCCATTGAAAAGCAATACTTTACGTCATGATTTTCAAAAATGTCAGTCAAATCATCCTGCGCGTTTCTTAAATAAAACTTAACCTTGGATAAATCAATATTTTCCAAAAACCCATCGGACAGATTATCCAAACCAACGATTTCATAATCGGTATTTTCACTTAGCCATTCTGCAAAATTACTCCCGATTTCGCCACAAATTCCGGTTATTAGAATTGCCTTATTTTTCAACTATTTTCCCCCAAAGTTCATCTATTTTATTTTTGTTATATGATCTTCCTTCATTTGCCGTTCTTAACCGTCTTTCTTGTTGGATAAAAACTTCTACGTCAGGATTTTTCTTTTTGGTTTCTTCGAGACGTTTTCGATCCGCCTCCCCTATATGGAGGTCATTATTGATAAGTTCACTTAGATTGACCAGCAATTCCTTAGCAAAGGTTCGTCGTTCGGAAAGATAAGAATAAGTTCTGGTTAGCGCCAATTCTTCAATTTCATGTTTCAACGCTTCAATTATCTTTTCCTGATGTTGAACCAATTCATCCTTACCTTCTTTCTCAAAAAAATACAATTTGATGTTTTCGGTGATAAGTCGATCCAAAAATGCAGAAAGGGTATTTACGTTCGTAATTCTCAATTCATATTCTCCAACTTTATAATGTTTTCGTGTAAAGTTCGTCTACTTTTTTATTTAATCTGGAATAATCCTTGTAAAACTGTTGAACTTGTCGTTTTAGGACTTCATCAGATGGTCTTTTTGCCCGACCAACACCCTCGGTAACAAAATTATCAGTCTCAAATACAGCTTTAAATGTTTCTTCCCATTCTTCCATATTCACTTCAAAGGAACCCTGATCGACCCTGACATCTTGATCAAGTGGAAGAACTGGTTGGTCTATATGAATATGTCCGATCTTAGGTGGTCTAAGCCAAATAAAGAAGGAAGTTAATAGGTTTTTGAAGTATTTAATGATTTTATTCATTCTCATACCCATCTAATTTTGAAATCCAGTTATAAGTATATTTGACCAAATTAATCGGATCGAACCTTTGTACGAATTCTTTCCGCATGTTCTCTGTGTAATAGGGCTGTAACGCATCAAAATCGCTCAGGATCGATTCAATTACATTTTCCATATCAGTACCGTCCCATTTAATTGAAGCGTATGTGGATGAATTGTAGACGTTTGGGGCGGTGTTTACGTGAGACATATCATTCTTCAATAAGATTGAACCGAACGACACTGCTTCGATATCTCGTGGAGCTATTTCGCCATATCCAAAAGGAGCAAAAACAATCTTACTTTTCTGCATCACTTCATAATATTCTTTTGGTGGAAGATGCTCACCGTGTTCAATTAGCTTGACCTTGTACTTAGAACCCAATTTTCTAATAGTTTCGACTAATGGCCTACGAAAATCATTATAGAAGTCGCTATGTTTAATTGTCCATTCCCAATTATCTTTCACTGGAAATGAGAACAAGGCACAAATGTCGTATTCCTTTTCGATTTTGGAATAATCGAACCACTGGGGCTGAGTAGTTGACAGCCAATTGCAGCCGCTTAAACTGACATCTTTGAATCGTTCGCTATGGGGTTCATCCATTGGGATTGAATAGTTATCGGCGTGTACGGTTGACATTCCCCAATAAAGTCTTCCCATTTTTGAAAGTTGTGAATAGCTTTTTAAATCCGAATACATCGAATTTTTAAATAGTTTCTTTGCTTTGGTATTCTTGAATACGTCCCAACTGCCCATTAAACTTGGACTATCGGAACCATCAAACATAAACACATCACCATGTTTGGTCAACCGTTCAACTACTCGGATTCCAGTTTCTATCGACTGTTCGTACTCAACAAATCGATTTACAAACGTAGGATGGGCCATCCATAATTGATCCCAATCGTTACCTTGGGTAACAAATTGAATTCCTACGTCCCTAAATAATCTTCGGACATGATTGAAAAGAAATGGGCGAAAAGTTGTTTCCACCCGATGCTTTTCAAGTTCATGAATTTTTATTTTAATCATTGGATCGTTTCGTAGAATTCGTTTTGCTTTTGTTGTCTTTGGAATGATTTGATATGGTAAATCATCCAATTTAAATCAGGTTCGAATTGCGTTTGGGTTTTATACCCTGTTAATCGTTCGTGAACTGAACCTTCATATCTAATTGAAGATAGGTTTTTCCAAATTCTCTGTTGTGGATCGAACGGATTCACAAGTTCAACTGTCTTTTTAATCCCGATCGAAGTTAGAAATTCGTCAGTCTCTATGTTCATAGTTGCGACGTTCCAACCTTGTGATTTTGCATAGTCAGAAGTTAATCCTTTAACTACGTTGAACCTTGGGAGGATAAACATTTCAATTTCTGAATTGTTCGCCAGTATTTCCTTGATATTCAATAAAAGATTGGGGTGAATCAATTCATCGGCATCGATTAAAAAACAATAGTCACCAGTTGCTTGACGAATAAGATTGTTTTTAAATCCAGCGAAATCCTTATTTAATGGGTATTCAACGTATTTTACCCTCGTATCCTTCAATGCCCACCTAACTACCGAAACTACCTCATCAGTAACCTTTCCTTGGTCGCCCTGAATAATGATTTCGTTTTCCATGTTTGAGTCACCAATTCCAATCAATTGATCAAGTAAGCGGCGCAACTCAACATGTTCGTTGTGAACTGCAATTAGATAACTAATTTTCATTGTTTCGTTTTTGGAATTCGTTTAGGGCATCTATGAAGTTTACAAATTCAACCTCATGATTAGGATCAAGGGCTTGTCTGCCTACGTCTGGAATGGTTCGCACTACTTCAAATGTTTCATCGTCTGAAATATTTCGGAAGGAATTAACGCCCCAGTTTCCATTTTCAAGCGGCAACAAGATAGTGTTAGGCGAAAATGAAATGATTTTATACCAATGACGATCATCGACATCTCTGAAAAAAGATTCTCTAATAAATGGAGGCAGCTTTTCTTCAAATCCTTCGTTCCAGTTCATCCAGTGATAACCCGTTTCAAGGCACAAATCCATATCAGGATTGGACACCACACTTTTATTTCCCGTCAATGGGCTAATTTTATCGTAATTCCAAGTCATATTAAGTTATTTTTTTAAGTTGAGGAAGTTTCAATTGAATTTTCTTAGGTTCAGGAGTAACATATTTGTTCCAAATGTCCAAAAATTTAACGCGCATCAATTCCAATGAAAAGTTATCTTTCGTGTATTTCACCATCTTTCGACTTCTTTCCAGATGCTTATCATAATTTTCAAACACATCTTTCATTACTTGGCTTGCATACGCATAATTAACCGTGAACCATTGTCCTTCTTTTGGAAGCCATTCGTTAGATGCACTTTTATGAATTTGAGTCAATTGTCCGGGAAGTAAACAAGTAAAATCCGGCTTCAAAAAATCCATTTGGCCTGAATAACCAGAACAAATGATTGGTTTTCCGGTAGTTGTAAATTCAAGCAATGGCAACCCGTAACCTTCTCCGTGACTAAATGAAACCAATGCTTTAATCTTAGGATGATTGTAAAGCATATTCATTTCTGAATCACTTAGATCGCCGTTAATCAAATAGACATTTGGAAGTTTACCGCTAAATCCTTCTGACCGTACAATTTCTTGGATATCATTAATCTTTTCGATGATTTGATCCCGTTCAGGAAATGAAAATCCTGCCCCATTTACCTTCAAAACCAACGCTGGTCGGGTCTTTTTATTCTTAAACGAATCATAAAATACCTTTACAACCGAACCAATATCTTTTCGATCTTGACCAAGTTCTCCTTGGGTCCACATCCCACAACAAAGGTAAGCAAAAGGTTCCTTGATTTCGTTTAATTGCTGGACTATTGGACTATCCTTAACATATTTATTTTTATCAAATACTTCCAAATCCAAGCCTTCAAATAATAATTCGAACGGTTTATCGACTTGAAGGGTATGTTCAATCCGACCGTTTGGGTCTTTCTTGTCGTATTTGGTTCCCAACAGAACATCTTTGGTGAATTGACTCGGAACAATTACCAAATCGACAATATTACATCCTTCGACAAATTTCAATGGGGCGATATTTACTTCCGTTCCAGCCGTTATTCCAAATGATCGCTTTCCGATCCGTTGAAATTCACTTGGAATGCTGATTTGAATACTTACATCTGGCTGATCAGTCAATTGGACAACTTCTCGTTGAAGCCATAATTGATGCATCGGATTATCAAGATCAACTCCTGTTAATGGGGTACTTCCCCATTTAGTTGAAATCAGCTTAATGTCGTAGTTATCGGTTATTTCAGGGGTATTGAAAATTGCGTCTAAAATCAGACGAGAATGTTGCCCGTACCCGCTGCGAGTTTTAAAAGGCGAAACGATTGTCAAAAGTTGTTTACTCAAAATTATAATTCCTTAATTATGTTTTCTATTATGAATTGTTGGGCGGCAGGTTCATCGAGTTCAGAAATATATCCGTGTTCGTCAAGTTCACCATCAAATATGCCGTTTGAAATTAATGCAGAATAAACATCATACTGCCATCCTGAATTGCCAAAAGGTCGTTTCCCTGAAAAATCTTCTCCTTCTTCCCATAGCGTAATTAATAACTTCTTGAAATATTCACGCAAGGTAATTGATTGATTCAAATCTTCGGAATATATTTCTAGGTCTAAGTAAGCATGGTTCATAGTTTTCTGGTATTTTTTAAATCTTCAATAGCATCATCCAATTCTTTATCAGTATTAAATTGCTTGTTCATGAGAAATTTATATTCGGCGTTCGTAAATTTATCGGTAATAATGCGAAATTTATTGTTAATTTTTCTGCATACCACTCGCTCACTTAAATAATTTTCATCATAAATTTCTTTTTTTAATGCTTCTATTTCGTCAAGTTTATCTTGAAGTTGACGTTCAAGTTCCTTTCTTTCAAGAATAAGTACATATTTATTTGCAAGTTCATCTGTTTGAATATACATGTACGAGTCAGGTGTAAGACGTTCTTTTAATTCATCATCGGTCAGATATTTTTTCAAAATTAAAAGGTCGGAAATATCATCAGCGCCAGCATTTATTTTTTTGAAGAATACGTCTGAATCTGATTTATCTCCAATTCCTTCCATGTTATAATCTTCCGGATACATTGGTTTTTTTCCCAATCGACTATTAATTAGGCGATCTGCATCTTTATATGATTCCTCTAAGGCATAAAATTGGCGAATTGAACCGAACTTATGAATGCTTGACAGCCATTTGTTTAATTCCAATTGAATTTCTTCTGGTGTTTTTTCTTCTTTCATATTAATCGTTCCACATTATTCCGTCATTTTCAATGGCTTGACGCTCTTCTATTTTGACGGTTTCATACTTAGGTTTTGGTTTCCACATTTCAAACAGCGTATCAACTGCTTTAATAAACTTCTTACCCATTTCTGGGCTTGACATTCCACTTTCTTCACCCATTACCCACTTCTGACCTTCCAATCCTATAACATCACGTTCTTCAATTCCTAAGTCATAAATGAATTTCAATCCTTTGGCTGCATCTTCGGCATCACAATAATCGTCAAAGATATAAGGGGTCATCGGGGAACCTTGTAATGCTCTTGCCCTTGGAAAAATAGGATAAGCCCACTTACCACATTTCTTGTAATGTCCACGATGATTAGATGTAAAATTAGAATCAATCTTAATCCAATTTCCATCTTCATCTTCAAATCGCATTTGATCTTGAAGACCACCAGTAACAGGCGCAATCAGCATGGTTCCACACAATAAACTTTCATTTGCAGCCAAACCAAATCCTTCGGCACTTGACATGAAGAAAGTACAGTCAGCAAGATTATAAAACCAATTCATTTGTTGAGGTGGAAGATAATCTTGATTGAATAAAACCTTGTACTTAGGGCAAATAGCTTTTTTAACTGCCATCAAATCAGTACCATTATCATCTACTACGGCAGTTTTCATGATTAAACAGCATCGTTTTGCCTGTTCCGCTGGAAGCGAATCGCAAAATCGACGGTATGAAAGGATTATATCGCCGGGCTGCTTACGTCTGACGTTTCTGCTGTTGTAAAACACGACAAAATCAGCATCGTGCGCTTTCTTAAAATCAGCTTTAAACTTTTGAAAATCATTCCAATCAGGACTATCAGGTGTTTGCTTGTAAAAACTTTTCACTGAACTTCCGTGAGATACAAAACTAAGCAATGTGCCTTCTATTTTTTCTGGAAACAAGTCCAAATCAGTAGTTTTTGTACCATGATACTTCAATACTTCACTATGAACTACTTTGGTTTGACGGTTGATATTCATAAGAAGGTCAATCGAAGCATACGCAGAAGCGTTCCAGTATGGAATATTTGGAGCATCCCAAATTGACAAATAAAGTATAGGTATTTTATACTCTGACCGAATTTCATGCTCCATATTAAACACATGACCAAAAAATCTTGGGTCAGTGAAAATCATGATAGCATCGGGACGTTCAATTCCAATAATTTCACGGATTACGTCAGCGTTACCATATCCATTGTGGCAGTAGATTTTACAATAAACATCCGCCACGCCTGTTTCACGTTCAATTTCTTCGCTAAGGTTCAGGACTTTACCGTGATCAGGATGTTGAAGTGCTGCGCCCAACTGAACCCAATCGTATTTATGACACGTCGCCATGACCAATTCTTTGGACATAGTTGCAATTCCCGAATTGTACTGCATCGAATCACTGATTAAAAAAATCTTCTTTTTCTTTGGTCTATTTGAATTGACCTTCTTTAACTTTGGTAATTGAATTTGCAATTTAAAGACTCCTTTCTTCGTCTTTTTTATTTATTATTGTTTTCGTTAACAACCTTCACATCAGTATCACGGAAAAATGAAACAGTCGAAAACATTTGAACATCTTCGGTTGCCGTTAATTCTTTGTTTCCTATTTTAAATTTAACTGTTGTGCCGTTTGCTGTTGGGGAAAAGTAAAAGAATTTACTCTTTACTGTTTTTGATTTAAACTCAAATACTTGAACCATTGGTGTAGATTTATCCCGTGAAAATTTATAATTGTTTAATTCTCTTACCAGCCAATCAACTTTTCCCCAACTTAGTTTACGTTTGAACCCTGTTGCTTGGGAAGTCAATAGGCCAGAACTTCCAAATAAGTAACCTTTATCTGCGCTGTCTTCATCGCAAAGGTTGAACATCATCAACTTATCAAATCCAGCAGATAATCCATACAAATAAGTTCGAAGCAACCATTGTGCTTGAAGTTGCTCGGCAGTTTTATTGCCGTAAAGTTTCGGATATTGGCTTAGAACAGTTGATGGCGGGTTGGTATCATATCCAAATTCACTAAACCACACTTCACACGTAGGAAGATTCTGCTGACACCACATTTTTGTTTCTTTCAATCGATAATCTAATTTATCGGTTTCAGGACTGCATCCTGCGCCTTCCCATAAATTAACTTCCATTCCGGGAAATGGATTTTTTTCGTTGGAATAGTGGTGGAAATTCAACACATCAGCACAGAACTTTTTATCCGAACGATTTTGTTCAAACCATTTTTTCATTTCAGAAATATACCACGTATTTAACCATGCAAGTCCCGGCAGCACTACTTTTATTTGCTTGTCGGCATTTTTCACACCAACATGTTTTCCTAATTTACCCTCATGTCCATCCCAAACTGCTGAACAAAACGCGGCAAGTTCTTGGGGAGTATATTTGTAATTGACCGATTTCCACGGACGATCAGGCTCGTTTTCTAGTTCGATATATTTGATTAAGTTCATCCCGGATTTTGGTTGATTTATTGGATCACCATTCCATCTAGCGGTCTGATTAACTTTCAATAGATCACTTTGATATGTAACCGACCCATACCTAGCAACTAATTGCCATGCGTATTCAGCAACATCAATATAACTTGCAGGGTCAGTGGATGATCTACCGAAAATCTGAATTCGCTGATCGAACCATTCATCACTGGATGTATTTGCATACCAATTCGGTATCTTATTGATGCAAAAAATAATATTCTTACCAGCTTGGGAAGCCTGTTGTAAATATGAATCATAATTGCTATTGGATTCAAATGTTGGCTCTACGGCCAATCCAGTTTTCGTCCATGTCCATTGATACATCTGGTACATCCTAAGATTAGGAGTAGGGTTTAAATCGATCGGAATCCATGAAAACCCGTTTGCGCCAAGTTTAAGAGCATCGCCAGCATATTTTGAAATAACTGGTTGTGCAGGATTAACATTGTTATCCGTTCCGTATATTTCAATTTCGGTTATTGGACGATCGCCTTGAATATCGGATATTTCAACTTGAAGATATTTAACTTTTTTATTATACCTAATTTCAACTGATTGCCAATTTTGATAAAGGTTTAATTCCCTCGAAACCAATTTAGTTTTATCTGTTCCACTTACATGAAAAAATGTAATAGATGGGCTTCCGACGTTATCATAAAATTTAATATCGGAAAGGTAAACTTCTTTTTGAAGTTCGATTAAAATTTTAACTGGATAATCGCCAGCGTTCCAGCCGGGAAACCATCCCGTTTGAACGTTTCCGTCGTGTAATAATTCAACATCGTTTACTTGTCCCGAAATAACCGAAAGTGTAAACGGTTGGAGCGTTTGTGCAATTGATAAATGAACACTCAAACACAAAAATACTATTAATAGATGCTTCATTTGATGTACCTTTTTCGCCAATAATATTTTCTTGTTTCGATGAAGAAATATTTATTGCCTTGTTTAAAAATTTTGACGGACAAACCTTTGTACTTATATTTTTGGTTCGTAACTTTTACGTTCCGCAATAAAGTCGTTTCGGAATACCACGGACTATATGTTTGAGCAAAGCAGTTAAAGGTCAATACCACAAACATACCTATAAATATCATTTTCAAATTAAATGAAAATGAGCTGCTTCTTTCTTTTTTCGGCATAATTTTTTAATGGCTTGTAGATTTGATTCCACTTAGGATACTCAGGTTCGTACCCTACAAAGATAATATCAGCTATTTCAATTAGCCTGTAATATCTGCTTGTATTTTGAGAAAAATGAAATCCTTTCTTGAAATAACCTTCGGGCAAAAATGAATAGTTATTCCAACCAGTATAACAAGGATTAAATTCAGAATAGTCCATTTCAAATTGCAAAGCGTATTTCTTAACGTCCTTCTCGATTCCTTCTTTGTTTCCACCACTATAAATTGCTACTTCTGGATATCGTTTTTTCAAACCAAATAACAATTCTTTTACTTTTTTGGTCTTTTGACAAGTTTCAGGGCCGATAATGCCGATTTTAACCATGACATGTTTGAATTAATGTTTTCACGAAGTTCACCACTTGGTTCTTTAAACGGAACCGCTTCACGATACTGAATTATTGGTTGTGTTATCGTTGGAAGTTTAGGAGGAAGATCGTTATAAGTGTCAACCGTCGTGGATTTTTCAATCCAACGGGGCTTAAAGCAAGTTGAACGACATAACCTATCAGTGTATTGTTGTTCCGTGATTAATTCTTCGAACCAACTATATTGATAGTTTTTTCGATCCCACCCATCAGGGTCATAAACAATAGTTTCAGGTTTAAGTTGTTGCCAGTCGGAAGATGTACGTTTAATTTCTTCTATTTTCATTTGGGCAAAGTTCTTGGTTATCTTTAAATTCACAAAACCTACAATTAAAGGAACCTTTACCTGCTAAGGCTTCGTAATGGATCAATTTATTATAGGTTCCGTCTGGTAAAAAACATGCGTTTACAAACGCTTCAAACGACTTCAAGGTTCGTTTGTAAGAAATTGAACCTTGTGCTGGCTTGAATATTTGAAGTCTACGTTGAGGCCATTCAGAATCGGGATCAATTTTCCGTTTCAAAATTACAAATTCAACTTCAATCTGATCCAGCGGAATCCCGTATTGCTTTGAAAAGTAAATCTTATAAAGCAATAGTTGATCAATTTTATTTTGATCTGCCTTATCCCATTTATTCCAACCTTTACCGGAGGTCTTCAAGTCCCAAATATAAAACTTAGATTTGGTTCTGTCTTTAAAAACAACGTCCAAAAACCCCATCAACAATACGTTTGGCTTGGAATCTACCGGAGCAATCAAAATTGGCAATTCGGTTCCTGTCAACTCCCAGTGTTTACGATCGACATAAACTTTTCGTTTGCGCCGTAAATAATTTAATATTTCTACTCCATCCAAATAAAACTCCATCAACTCTTCCTTGGTGGAAAAATGACATTGATATTTTTCTACATCAGCAGCATAATTTTGTTTTAATTGTTCGATAAGTAATTTATCAAATTCAAGAGCATCTGCCTTCTTGACAGTTTCTTGGAATAAAATCTGGAAATAATGCTGGATAATGTTGTGCATTGAGTTTCCAAAAACCGTATGAATAGACGGTTTATCGTCCTTTATCCTGTCTATGTACTTCAATTTCCAGCGTTGTGGACATTTCTGGTACGTAGAATATTGAGTGTAACTGATGTAAGTTGAATTTTCTGGTTTGGTTATTGGAGGTATATCGAATTCTTTACTTACAAACGTTGCTTTCACTTCTTTAAAAATTTAATAAAATCACCTATCACTCCATAAATGAAGAAACCTAACAGGATAATTCCAGTTAAAATTATGATATTCACGCCATGATTCATCGTGTGAACGTCGGGATTTGTGTGATATTGGTATTCTTAGAGTCCAAAGTCACTTTTAATTTGTTTATCCATAAAACCACTTCCACGGATATATTCCTTTATTGTTTCGTTAGGTGTTAGATCAAGATAAGTTTCAATTTCTCGTTCAGAAAGTTCCAAGCGTTGACTTAAAAACTTTAACAAGGCTCCGCGCTTTGAATCAGATTCAGTTTTAGATTTGATGTACTTCACAAAGAATTTTTGTTTTGGTAACAAGTCCAAATAAAACTTATAATACTGTTCAGGAGTCATTAAATCGGTTATTTGTTGCACTTCTGCGATAATCTCCAAATATTCTTTTTTCATAGAAAACCACCTGTTAAACATGTATGGCTGAATATTCTTGCGATCAGTTTCCGATTGATTCTCCCACGGAACCTTGTTAAAGGTTATGTCATTTAGAAGGTCAAATATAGATTTAGCCTTCATTTCCTTCGAATTTAAACGAGACTTCATTTTTTTTATTGAACTTGGTTTCGGTTTTTATGCCTCGCGTTTCAAGTTCGCTTTTTAATGATTCAGTAAATTCGGCTACTGCCGGAGTAGGTTCAACTACTGGTTCAGGTGTTGGATTGTAAGGTTCAAAGAAACTTGCACGACTTTCAATCGCCAATCGTTTCCATTCCCATTCGTTGATAATATCACCTTTTGAATGACGTACCCAACCACGCTTACAAATAAATAATTTACTCATTTTTTATTTTCCTCTTTTGTTTATGTTAACTTTATTTTTGAATCTGGTTGCTTTGAAATTCCTAATGCTTCTTCTACGTCGGCCATTCCTTCTGGAAACATTTCAAACAACGGAGTTTGACAATCTTGACAACGGAAGGCTTGTACGGGAAAAATAGTATCTTGGGCTTGTCCTGTAACGAACCTTGAAATCTTTCGCAAAAGGACAGTCTGTTCAAAAAAGAATCCATCGCATGTAATGCATTTAATTCCGATGCTTTTTTGCATTGCGCCCACTAATTGAGCATTCATTTGTTCTGGTGTTAGTTGCATATTCATTATTTCAATTCAGTTAATATTTGGATGATCATCGCACTTACCATTATTTCTTTGTCAATGACTTGTGCTGCTTTAAATTGATAATCGGCTAATGTCAAGATGATATTTGCTTGGCTTCCTTTACCTGAGAATTCATTTAGATTTTCAAATAAGTATCTGAATAAATCATCAAAATCCCGAACCTTTGCATCAGCAATGATTTGACGGATATTTTTGAAAATCGTATCAGCAGGACGAGACGTATCTTTTAATTCGGACAGAACCTTTTCACAATAGTCGTTCGTAATGATGTCGTCTGTATTGTAGACTAAGGTTCCAGTGTACGAGTTGATCTGACAATACTGAATCATCGCCCGTTGGTCTGGATAATAACGCTTAATTACGTTTCCCAAATCAGTTGGATCAAATTTGACATTTTCAATATCCAAAATGCGTGAAATATTTTCAAATATCTTTTTAGGTGGAGGACTTTGAATCCGAAATGGGTGACATCTGGAAATAATGGCAGGTAAAAACTTATCAATATAGTTTCCTGTCAAAAAGAATCTAGTATGAGCCGACGAAGATTCGATTATGGATAAAATTGCACCTTGGGCTTGCTTTGTAAAGCCTGAAAATTCATCAAGGATAATAATTTTCCACTTAGAAAATCCAGAAGTCGCAGCAAATGTTTTAATAACGTCCCGCACGGTATCAATTGAATTTTCGTCCGAAGCATTGATATATTTCACGTCCGCGTCTAATAATTTTGCAATTAACCGACACGCAGATGTTTTACCTGTCCCGCTTTTTTCTGAATACAGAACCAAATTGGGAACCTCTTGGGTTTCTACCCAATTTTTTACCTTATCCATGAATTCTTCGTTTCCGACAAGTTCTTCGATCGTTTGAGGTCTGTATTTTTCAGGCCACCAGCTATTCGGTAATTTTTTCGAGTTCATTTAAAAATTTTTCGTTGTTATAATATTTTTGACCAAATTCAATGGCATCAGATTCAACCTTAACCTTCCATTCTTCATAATTATCAATCCTGTCAGTAAAAAAGTCCGATAACATCAGCCTGTGGCGCATCATATACAAATATTTGTTTTTATTCACCATATGAATTAGGGGAATTAAATATTCGTCGGAAAACAGCATCTGAAATAACTGCTTCCTTTGCAAAAATGGAACCACACCATACAACATCGCTTCATAAATCAACACTGGATCATTATCCATTTCTTTCGGGCAAAACAAAAACTTGGCTTCTTTAAGAAGTTCTTTGTACTTTTCGCGGGAAGTATGCGTTCGCCATGAATCTATGAATAATAAATCTTTATAGTGGTCACCACGCATTCCTTTCCATACCCTCAATTGGACTTCATCCTTTACTGGCCACGGAGTAAATACAAAGTTTTGCTTTTTCTTCTGCGTAGCCTCGTCTTTTAAATAACCAAACGGGAAGCCAGTAACAACACCTTCATCTACTACACCTATATGTCGATTAGAAAACATTTTCTGGTGTTCTTCCGAGAAAAAGCAGTTCAAATCATAGGTCTTAAACAATGACATTTCAAAGTTATAGCCCCATTCGGTTTTCATCTTTAATCGCTTGACCATTGGACTGGCCTTATTAAAGACAGAATTGCCCCAGAATCCAATCATCTTGATATCTAAGCCATATTCGTACCTGAAAAAAGAAAGTGGCACTGCGACGAAATTCCAAGCGTTAGCGAAGACAAATACATCGCCGTCTTTAATTTCATTGATGGCGAACAAGTCAAGCAAGGTTCGAAGTTGCTGGTGCTTGAATGAAACGTCCGAAAATAAAAACGATTCATACCGCTGATATTGCCCCTCGATTATTCGGACTTTATACTGGTCGAAGTCGTTATGAAAGAAACATTCGCGCCAATACGCATCCGAATAATCGTTTATAGGGCTAAAATCAGTAAAGACAAAAAGGTTAGGCTTATCCGTCTGCTCGATCACTTCCGCTCAACACCTTCACAACTTTCGTTTCACTGACTGACATCAATTCCCAATCGAAGTTCACACCAAAATATTCTTTGGTGACAACCACTTCTACTTCGGTTACTGATTCGGCATCTACAAGATATACTTCCGTAGACTTCTTCAATTTTCCAGACTTTTCGTCTTCTTGTTTCACTTTTACTTTTGCGATGTAATACATTTAATTGTTGTTTAATTGGTTTAAAAATTTAAGTTTAAAATATTCAAATACTTCCAAATGCCCTACCATAAAGGTCAATACACTTGGATGATGATCTCCACATATTCCAAAAAAATGAAGTATTTCAGTCATGAGGTGGAAGTTTGATGTTTATGATTGATTGTATATCCACGTCGACGAAAATATCTTCAAGGCCGTTTGTTGTAGTTATAGAGGATTGAAGATATTCTTCAAGAGATGTGGTTCCCTGACAACGCAATTGTGATTCAGATGCGGCAATTGTCAAACACTTATTTGCATACCATTCTGCGTATTCTTTCATTGCATCCTCAATTGCTTCATAACCCTTAATGTGCTTGAAATACAAATGTTCAAGGACTTGATTATGGGGATCGATGCGTTTTTGAAAAATTTCTTCTATCTTAGTCATATTCAAAGCCATTTAGCGGGTTGCCATTCTGACCATCTAGGTTCATAACCAGCTAAGAAATTAAACCAATTGGGTTTCAATTCAAGATGGCGTTCTTCTTCCCAAGTAGCAGTAATTAACCATTTAACGGTCCCGTTAATTGACTTAGGATATTTAAGAAATTTGGATGTCTGTCTAGTTTCAGATTTCATAATCATTTAAGTTTTTATTTAATCCAATCACCATACGCATTTTCATACGCTTGAACTGGATCAATGTCAGGATTGTCTTTGATTTCTTTTAAGGCAGCCTGTTCAACTTCCCACCGTAAACCGAACCTTTGTGCCTCTTCCAATATCGTAGCGATTTGTTCAAAATCTTTGTCTATCATTTTCTTGGTTGCTCCCATTACGTTTTGAAGGTGTGAATCTAATGTTGTAATCAACCCAGTCGAATATTGGCTCATTTAATTCTTTAAGCTGGTTCAATACGGATATTTTTCCAGATAAGGACAGTTTTTTCAATTCCCTGACCAATCTATCAGTTTTTCCGATAAAAAAATCATCAGAATTGAACTTTATAACTGCCCATTTAAGTTCATTATTCATCGAAAAACCAAACAAATAACAGAACCTTAACGCACGAATGATTCTAATTGGATCAGATTTCAAGGTGTCCATTGGATCAGTTGGGCAAATTAATAACCCGTAACCTATATGATCGTGACCATGTAAAGGATCGATAATTTCACCTGTTTCAACATCCTTAGCAATAGCGTTAATCGTGAAATCTCTACGTTTCAAGTCATCGATTAAATCACCAATAACAACGGTAAAATCAGCTAAGTGGTTCGGATACGTAGGGTGATCCTTTGGAAACTTACATCTGAACGTATTACACTCAGGCTTAAAAGCATAAGTAATAAACCCGTTTCCATCTAAGTATTCCTTTACTTCTTCGATCGTACTTCCTACAATTACATAATCAACGTCGTTGGAAGTTTTACCCATCAGTTCATCTCGAACCTTTCCACCGACTTCGTATAGCTTAATTGAGTTCATTTTTAATTAATTTCGAATGATTTCAAATAATATTTGGCTTCGTAATCTTCGCCTTTAAATTCAATTGTCATTAAGCCTTGGGTTGAAAACGTCATTTTTGCTTCACGATATTCAGAATTTTCCGCTAGAATTGCAACGACGTTTGAACATGAAAAATACAGCGGATCAAAATCGGTGTTAACCGTACAATTATCAGTTTGAACCCTGATATTGTTCACGTTCGACTTTGGGTTGTAGTTGATAATAAATTCGACTGTCTTATCATAAACGTTCGGAAGAACCGCAAACATGGTAGCATCCGATAATGCTTTTCGGGCTTTTACAAAACTAGACACAAATTCTTTTTTTAAAGTAAATTCAGCATCAATAGTCGGAGTCGCTTTTAACTCGAACCTTTCTTCTACCTGCGATGGATCAGCAAGGGCAACCGTAGCATTTATTTGTGGATCAATGATAGTCAACACATTCACATAATTCTGACCCACCTTTTTGAGTTGAATTTCGATGTCCTGACCAAATGCACCCAAAATCGAAAGGAATTGTTTTGTGTTTCCTATAACAATTTCACCATCTGGAAGTTCAAGGTTATAATCAACCACTGCCAAAACAGATTTATCACCCGATCTAATTGACACCTTTGCGATGTTATTTTCGACGGTAATTGGAACTGGAAGCCAATCCTGACCAGATTCTTTGGTCAAGGTTCCGCCTAAGTAATACTTCTGGATAAATTCTTGTAAGTTTTCTTTTCTCATTTTTTTATTTTAGTTTTCGTTATTTACAAATATAAGTATTTTTCTGGAATATTCCAAATGGTTTAACATATCATTAAGATATTTTTTAATTGTTCGTCATGCTTAGGCCCGATTAACAAATCAGCAAAATCACAATCATCTCTAATTCGTTTAAAATTATCCATATAATTCCCGTCAAGTTTACCGATTCCGTAAATTTCATGTTGAAAAATTGTAGGATCGAAAAGTTTGTATCTGGATAATGAACTATAATTATATTGGACACGAACAGGAACCGACGAATTTTTCAACGCTGAATGATAAAAATTAGCATTCTCAACACCTGAAATTCCGATCGTAGGCGTTTTAAATTCGGTCAAGCAACTGATTGTTTCCGAGATTTCCGTTTCATCGGTTCGATTATCCCAATGAATCATTAAGCAATGCAATCTATCCCCAAACATGTCTATGTATTTATCATGTTGAATCATTAGTCGTTCAGGAGTTAAATCGCATTCAGGGCTTCGATTGTTGCTGATGCTGCCAATTTTAAGGCAAAGGTTAAACTTTTTCTTTTGCTTTGCTAAAAAATTAATAGTAGCTGACGGGATTCCGTCTATTGGATAATTAGTTGCCGAATCTATATCGAAATTCCCCGAATCTAACCAATAATCAAATAAATTAGACGGTTCTATCGTATGAAACCACTTAGCAGTACCAAGGATCAATTTAGACATTACATTAGTTCTAATCGACGATGAAACCATTCCCACCCATGTTCTTCTACGATTTCATTAACCAACGAAATACAATCAGTACGATACATTCCTGCTGGTGCAGAAGTAGTTAACTCTTCCAATTCGTCAGTATTTTCTTTTATCCAATCAATTATTTCCGAGTCTTGGCCGAACACATACAAATTCATATCATCCTCAACATAATCCTTAATATCACTTTCGTGTTCAAAATAATAATAGCCTCTTGCTTCTACTTCTTTTTCAACTGCGGAATCATCAAAATCACTGATTGAAACACAATTATTTGTGATCAAGTCTGTACTTAAACATTCCTCGTTTAAATATTCAAATAATTCTTGATTAGTATTGAACCTTAGATTAGATGGTTCTTTTAAGTTTTGATTATGTAATTCCACCAAATATTCGGCAAATTCCTTTGAAATTGAACCCCACGATGAAATGTGTGAATCTTCATTATCTGGGCGCTCAAACTCTTCAACAGTAATAATTCTACACCAACATTCGGTTCCAGCATGACAAGGAATTACTTTCCAAGGTTTATCTTTTGCAATTTCAAAAAATTCAGAATAGGTCATAAGTTAAAATTAATGGGTTAGAAAAATTTATGTGGTTCTTGTTGTTCTACTTTTCCCCAACCTAAGTCGTGCCAGATGGTATCTAGTTTGGAAATGAAAGTAGATTGGAATACACGTTCACGATCGATGAACCTTTCTACGAATTCAATCAACGGTTCAGGGTCTTCTCCTTGCCCTTTCAATGCCATCGTTTCAAACCCAAAAGGGTTCTGTTGCATATAAGCATAAACGATTTTATCACCATCGTCGATAGGTGGCATCGATTCAATTTTATGTAAGACC